TTAGATAAGTTGGTTGAGCTGTATTATAAAAGAAATGTCGAGAAGACAACCGTATGTGGAAATCCGGATATTCCCAAAGATGTTCTTGATGAAGTTTGGAATGCTATGCTTGCAAAATGACCATAAAAATGCCCCGGTACCATAATCGGTGTGGGGCATCCATATAGGTTATTCTGCTGTAGAAATTCCCATCATTTGCTGAAGTTCTGCAAGAGGTTTCTTCTGAAGTTCGGAAAGTAGTTTTTGACGTTCTGCGGCGTCAGCAGCTTCCTTCTCTTTTGCTTCGATCTGAGCGTTGAGTTTGTCTACTTCTGCCTGGAGCTTGTCTCTCTTTTTGACGAGAGTTTTCAAACTCAATTGACGAGGTTTTTGGTTTCCTTTTTGACGTTTGCCATTTTGTGAACCACCTTTCTGTAGTGTTTAATAGACACTATTTAAAAATATAATACAGCATACAACAGAGAAATACAATGTCATCCTGTGACATTTATTATACAAATTAACAATAGATTCTTTTGTAGAAATATGAATGAATGGAGGTGCAAATGAAATACAAAGTTATAGGTCAAAGTCTTTCTGCCACATGTCCGTGCTCGGCACTTTTATCTGTAGAAAAACAAGTAAATGACTATATAGAAAACGGATATGTACCAAGAGGAGAGCTTAGAACAATACAGGTGCGAGATCACGTAGTGGCGTATCAAGTTGTAGTCAAAGGTGAAGAAAAACAAACAATAATGAACGAAATTGAAAAGGAGTAATACCTATCCTAGTGAAACTAGGTTGATTCAAGGTTGATAATGAATTTGTAAAGTCAGATATAGCAGCGTGAAAGATTACGAGTAGCTTGGGAGGACAATTTGGCTTCCACTGACACTATGATAGTGTAAGTGGTGGTATGAAATATATTGCAAGTTGTAGTTTCGGTAAAGATAGTTTGGCAATGGTTTTACGGCTTATAGAAAATAGAAGACCGTTAGACGAAATTGTGTTTTTTGATACAGGAGTGGAATTTGACAGTATTTATCGTAATAGGGATCGTATTCGAATTCTTTCTTTTGAAAAAGGAATAAAGTATACAGAATTACGGGATAATGAGAACTTTTTTTACAACATGATGATCCGTCCTGTGAAATATAAAAATAAAGAAGGCAGTCATTACGGATATGAATGGTGCGGAGGAAGAACTAGATGGGGGACAAGGAAAAAAGTAAGTGCTATTAAGAAGCATTATGCTGATACATATCCAGGAGAAGAAATATTTGAATATGTTGGAATAGCAAGCGATGAAAAAGAAAGACTCTCTGATGATCCGCATAAAATCTATCCGCTTGTTGAATGGGGAATGACAGAAGCTGATTGTCTCAAATTCTGTTACGATAACGGATTCTCATGGGATGAGAATGGAGTTGAGCTATATTCTGTTCTTGATCGAGTATCATGTTGGTGTTGTCAAAATAAAAATTTAAAAGAATTAAAAAACATTTATCTTTATCTTCCACAATATTGGGAAAAGCTTAAAGGAATCCAAAGTAGATGCATCATTCCAATGAAGGGTGAAGGTAAGTCTGTATTTGATCTCGAAAAGAGGTTCAAAAAAGAAATTGAAGATACAAAAGGAGATAAACAGTGAAAGTAATAGACTATAGAATTTTTTTGGAAGCTTTAAAAGCTCTTCCGCTGTCAGCCAGCAAAAGTGATGTACTAACTCTTTTGCTCATGATGCCTATACTTGATCAAGAGGATTTACCTATTGTGAAAGAACTTCGAGCGCAGATTGAAAAGATGAATTTAGAGATCGCGGATCGTGAGCAGTGCAGCATTGATCAACATGCAGAGATTCATGCATATCGAGATGAAATTCGAGAACTTAAGGCGGAGCTTACATGTGTTACACAAGAATGGGATGAAGCAGAAGCAGCACTTGTTAGCTGGTTCTAATGCTAATATTGGTAAAGAAGTTGGCATAAAAATTTTGAATACAAAATTTTGGAATAAAGGAGTGAAGCAAAATGGTTTACAGATGTCCTGTATGCAATGGAAGAGGTTTTGTTCCAGCAGGGTTTTATTCTTGGTGTCGGAATGATCAATGTACATGGAGCGTAGCGAATACGTTCACGGAAGTGTGTCGTTCATGCAATGGGACAGGAGTTGTTTTTGAACATATAAATCCTCCTGTCGTACATATAGATCATATTTATGGAGGAAATACAAATTATGAAGGATGATGTTTTGAGCATTGAATTTGATGATAAAGCAGTAGAGGATCTGAAGTCTGTAGGGGTTTGTTTAGCTGCTGCGATTGCATCTGCCGCAACAAAAGATCCGGCATGTCTTTGGGCATTAGTGCTGTTGTTCTTTGTTTGATTTTGTAAAGGAGATGCAAATTGTGAAAGAAGCAGATTCTTTGTTGATTGTGAACGGGCAGAGGTTTAGATGTGAATGTGGCGAAAATGTTTTTCATAAAGGAGAAAAGCAAGGGTTGTGGATTTGCAATGCTTGCGGGACAGAATATGTAAATGAAACATATGTTTCAGGAGACAGCAAGAATAAATTACTTAATGAAGAATATTTGCGATCAATTATGGATACAGAAGAACTTGTCGATTTTATAGAATACGCAAACTCTGAATCCTGTGCTGTGTGCGAAAAAAAGGAAGTTAACTGCAGATGTGAAAAATGCAGAGAAGCTATGATTAAATGGCTCAGAATGCCATATAAGTCAAAATAGGAGTTCACAAATAATTTACAACAAAAGTTTTTAAAAAAATATATGATGCGCAGAATCAACGTTATAATGTTTATGGAGGTGATGGCATCGGTGAAGTCATCGTTAAACGAATACTGGAGAGATAGCAAATGCTTCGGCTGTAAATATTACGATACATGTTATGGGATAACTGATTTCCGAGTCAGGCAATCGTGCACTAACAAGAAAACAGATGGTGGTAGGGCATATGTACAAGAAGCGCCGAAATGGGGAGAAATGAGTTATCACAGATTTAAGGGGTGTTCATTTGAATCGAAGAGACATTGAGAATTTGATCATCGCGGCATACTCGGTGCAGGATGCGATTGATGCTGCAAGCAAGATCGCAAAACTGGCTTGCTTTGGATTTATTTTCTGGTTTGCATGTTCATATGTAAACGTTCTGTTTGCAATTGTTTTATTTCTTCTGATCCCGTGTGTAGTTGGACTGTTCTGGGCAATGATGTATAGAGAGGCTTTTGATTCCGGCAAATTAACGTTAGAACAGCTGGAATCAGACAATGATAACGACGAAGATGACGACGACAATGATAATGATCACTTTTTTGATGAAGGAATGATGTAATGTTTGCACCTCCATTATATGTGGTAAGAAAATTGTCTTTGTCGTACATTATTGCACACAATTACAACATTCAAATAAGTCCAGAAGAAGAAAAGCAATTTTATGTGAAGCAGCAGGACAATATGCTGTTTAGACAGATTCGCATGATCACTTATGAGAGTGATAAATATAATCGTTTTGTTATCTTTGTAAACTGTGCCGGTGGACAAAATAAAAAGAAGCAAATGAGAAAACTCATTCATAATGGATTTAAGTTCGGAAACCAGGATTTTGTTTTGAGCGAGAGAAGTGCCAGCATGGTTCGGCAAGGTATTTTGAGTTTTGTCGATAAAAGACTAAGCAATGAACTAGATAAACGAATAACCATGGGCATTGATATCGACAAAACAGTTTTGAGTAAATACTATGCGTATCGTGGCCTGATGTACAGTAGCTGCCATTGCGTAGAAGATTGGATTCCCAATATCGTTGTTGTTCCAGATTGCTTTCTCACAATTAAAGATCAGAATATCAAATATGTGTACGATAAGCATTTGAAGTTTGTCGATAAAAACACCGGCGAAGAAAGAGACTGGGTACAAAAAGACCTTGCAGAAACTACAAAGGACATTGAGATCAATGCATTTGATGGTTGTGGCATAGCTCATCCTAAAATAATGGAAGAAATACGAAGGAGAATAGGAAGCGATACACCGGTAACAAGTGCGATCATAAGACTTCCATTCATAAAAGGCGTCGTCCATTCGATGGACTATGAAACTTTCTTTGAAGAAAAAGGAGTCAACTTCATAACAGATGTTTGGGGCGTACAACACAATGTAAGCCCTGGCGCAGAGCCAATTATGATATTGACTCTAGGGCAATATAAGGGGTTTCAATATTTCAATAAAACAAACACTATTGCCGATTGGGAAGAGTATTGGTTTCAGTTCAAGAAGTTCAAGCATTGCATGGGAATTGCAAAATGGAACTTCGATGCCGATCTTGAGCCTCTGTATACAAGGGCAAATTATCAGATTCTACAGGACCTTGATTTGCCGTATGAAAAATTCAGAAGCCTTGCTGATACAAGCATAGAGTGGTTTGAAAAAATCACAAGTGGTGATCCGGTTTATACTTTCTGTTTCCTTGGCATGTTTGCAGACAAGCACAAAGCACTAAATGATTACTGCGCAGCCATATTGAAAAATCCAGCAATGATGCAAGAGGACGGATGTAGACAGTACATAACAAATCTTTTGACAAAATATCGAGATGATATGAAGTGCGGCAAGATTTGGCTGAAGGCTACGTTTAAATTCATGGCTCCAGACTTGATCATGTTGATGGAACATATTGGAGGTCTGCCACTAAAGGGATGTTTGGAATCAGATGAGTTCTATAGTTTTGATAGAACTGGCGTGATGCTAGGAGAACGTCTAATTGAAAGAAATCCGCATATTTGCAAAAGCGAGCATGTTATATTGAAAGCAGTAAATAATGATTTGCTTGAGAAGTATTGCAGCCATTTAACAAATGTAGCGCTTATAAATTGTAAAAGCATAGTTCCACAACGATTAAACGGAGCAGATATGGATGGAGATCTTTGCTTTGTGATAGACGATAAAGTCATGATGCAGGGAGTAGATCGAAATGCCAAAATCGTTCTGGATGTTGAAGATAAAATTACGTCGTTAAAAGAAGCAGACACAATACAGAATAAAACAGCATGTATATTAAGAAGTCTTAGAAATCAAATTGGAGAAATTAGTAATTACGCGAGTGCATATCACAATAAGATTCCAAAAACAAAAGAACAAAAAGATAGATATGAATCTTACATAGGTCTTTTAAGCGTCATAAACGGTAAATGCATAGACTTTGCAAAGACAGGTGTTATGTATCCTGTTCCTAGAATGATAGCAAAATACGGAAGACCACTTCCATATTTCATGAAGTATGCGAGCCCGTACTATAAGAGAATGAAAAAATTATCTGGTGCATTATCAAATATGAACCAGTTGTGTTTTGACATAGAACGATGGGAAGGTAATTTTAGAAAACGTAGAACAACAGAATTTGACTGGTCAATTATGATTGATCCTGAAGTTGGATATACAGAAGAACACTTTAGAGAGATTGAAAAAATCTATATTGAATTCTCAAAGACATGTAAAGAATTATCTGAATTCGAAAGACAATGCAAAAATTATGACAGATATAGAGAGATATTATCTGCAGAAGGAATATCAAAAGAACTTGCGAGTGAGTTTGAAACAGATTGGCAGTATTATTACAACGTATATAGAAACAGATGTCAGAATATAGTTGAGAATCCAAAGGAATTGGCAAACATTGCGGTAGAATTGTGTTATGGAAAGTATAAAAACAGGAATAAAAAATTTATGTGGATGATGGCCGGTAAAGGCATCGTGCAAAACATCAAACAGGTGAATATCCGCATTCCGCAGCAATGTGACGATGGCGAATATGAATATCTCGGCAAAACATATACACTTGCCCCTGTTACGTTTTCTATTGATGAAAAGTTTGACATTGTCAGTTCTGATGATTTTATGTCTATGGAGGGGATTGATGTACTATGATTTCTATTGTAACGAGCAGCTACTTCTTGACCATTTTCAAGAATATGGAGAAAGTAATCGGTTATTAAAAAGAATTGTTGCTCAAAGCGGTAATCCACCAGATAAATGTGCTGATTTATATCTGTCAAAAATGGATAATAGAAAAGGTCTATATTATGACAGATATGATCTGATTGTGGACTTTGAAAAGCGTTGCACAAAAGAGAAAGAACTAAAAGAAATTGATAAAATAATTGTTTACAAACAGGATGTTGATTACATAAAATGCTCCATACGGGAATATAGGTTAACAGAAGTTGAAAGAATGTCATTATTTGGAATAATAATGATGTGTAGAATTTTACATACGGATACAATCGATCTGACGACACAGTTTAAAATACAGCAGTTTTGTTCTTGCTTTGGGGATAGTATTTCTGCAAAGCGAGAGAATGGAGAAAAGTGGTATGATTCTTACCATGCTCCAATAGGATTGAAAAACTTATGTGATAAATATCATATATTGCTTAAAGTTTCCGGAGAAAAAAGTGTTGGGAAAATAGGATGCAGTTATGTGTATTTTAATTATGAATTGAACGACAAAACAGTTGTTGCAGAATATGATGTTACAAAAGAAAACAATAAACTGAATTTAGAACACATATTTCGTGATTTACATATCGATAAACTAAAATATTGTGAGCGTTGTGGGAAAGAAATTTATACAAAATCGAATAGACTTCAATACTGCAAAAACTGTGCAGAAATTATAAGAAGGCAGAGAACAAAAGAAAGAGTTCGAAAACATAGAAAAAAGAAGAAAATGTAACGCAATTAAAGCGAATTTATATATATAGGATTACCAACATTTGCCCAGAGTTTTTCTCTGGGCTTTTTTGTTGTTTAAATTTATTTTGTTTTAAGGAGAAAATATTATGATTGTTATTTCTAAGGATGAAGCTAAGATGATTCGCAAAATGTTTCCTCGCGCACATATGGTAACTACTGTGCATAAAACAATGGTTGATGAGATTCCTGATATTTTGAAGGCTCTTCCAAACAACATCAATGCAAAGCGTGCACTAGAAGAAATTGAGTCATGGAATAAAAACCAGGTGTACAATACAAGAGAGGAAATGATCTATGAATAAATGGCCACGTATTGATGGTGAAACAGACAATCAATATATTTTTAGGATCTGTTCACATAAAGACGAAATTGGTACATGGTGTGACGTTGCAGAAGTCATCAATGAAACATTAGGACTAGAAAAAGATGAATGCTGCTATAGAAAAAGTTGGAAGGCTTTCCAAGACATGCAAAAGGTCAATGTTGACAATGCTTTTGATGGTCAGGAAATTCTTCAGAGCATTCAAGATGAGCGACGTGCGCTTGAAAAGGAAAAAGTGAAGTTTAGAGATGAACGGAACGAAGTTCGCAGACTGATGCGTTTGCAGGCAAGAGGCGAAAGCATGAGAGAACTTGTGGAACGATGCATTGGAGAATATGATCCGGCAGACTATCCACATATTAAAATTTTTAATGAATATCATGATAGAACTGATTTGATTGTTCATCTAACTGATCTTCATTCCGGATCTGGAATAAAAAACTCATTTAACATTTATGATAAAGAAGTCATGTTTGACAGGATTAAAGAGTATTGCTTGAAAGTTGCAGAGGTTGCAAATAGGCATAACTCAGAAGTATGTCATATTGTTTTAGGTGGCGACTTAGTGAACGGAGCTATTCATGTTAATTCGCGGCTTGAAAATAATGAACATGTGATCCAGCAGGTTATCTCTGCTGCTGAAGTGATTTCGTGGTTTGTGTCTGAAGTTTCAAGATTTATGGTAAGAGTCAGAGTATACAGTGTACCTGGAAATCATAGTCGCATTTTCCCAGACAAAGAACAAAATCAGTACGGGGAGTATTTAGATAAGCTAGTAACGTATATCGTGAATACAAAATGCGCAAAATTCGACAATATTGAATTTGTAGATAATAAAATCGAAGATTCTATTGCTAGTTTTTGTGTGAGGAAAAAGCTAGTGTATGCCGTACACGGAGATAAAGATTCAGTGTCTTCAGTGGTTCAGAATTTGACAATGATGACAGGAATGAAGCCTGACATTGTTCTGATGGGACATAGACACACCAATGGACTTACAACGGTATATGATACGAAGGTGTATGAGAGTGGATGTGTTAGTGGATCTGACACATATTGTATGGATAAAAGATTACGAAACAATCCGGAACAAACGATTATTGTTGTCGGAGACAAAGGAGTCGATTGTGCATACGATGTAACTCTTAACTAATGCAAAGAAGGGGATGAGTTAAATGGACGGTGAACGTAAGCAGGAGTATTTTTGTTCGTACTCCGGCAGACTTACGAGTTTTTTGAAGGCTTTTGGACTTAGCTATATCGATAAACAGAAGAATCCTGTTACGGGTGCTTCGTTTTGTGTTTTTAATAGAACTCAAAAACTAATTGATGTTGTTGAGTATTGGGGAAAGTGTAGAACTCTTTTTAAGGACTACGACGAGAACGGAAACAAGATTGAAAATAAAGAGGCTGGTGATTCTTAATGCCGGGGGGAAGACCGAAGGGATCTAAGAATGTATCTACTCTTAAACGAGAGCAAGCTGAAAAGGCTGCTCGTGTAAAAAAAATGATGGCCGAAGATGACGGCCCTGCATATTTCGTATGTGCATGCTGCGGGAAGAGATACGCGCAGCAAAAAGAAAACTTTGCTCCGTCGCAAAGCAATTTGTGGAAGGGAAATAATTATTATATTCCTGTTTGCAGAAATTGCATTGATAAATTATTTGATCATTATACAGAAGTGCTAGGGTCTGAAGAAGAGGCTGCTAAGCGTATTTGTATGAAGTTTGATATATACTTCAGCCAGTCATTATTGGATAGCACTGGAAAACACGCTCCAAATATTACACGTATGCGGGCATGGATTAAGCAAACCAATATGATCCAGTATAGAGCAAAGACGTTTGATGACTATCTTCAGGAGGTAGATGGCAGAATCATTACAGATCCTGACGACGCGCTTGAAACAAAGGGCAAGGTAAGTCAGAGAATGTATGAATTCTGGGGACCTGGATTTAATGAAAATGACTATATACAGCTCGATAGGGAATATAAGGATTGGACAAGTCGGTATGAGTGCAAAACAAAAGCACAAGAGACTTTGTTTAGGAATATCTCGATGGCGCAGATCAGCGTAAATAAGGCTTATAGATCCGGGGACACAAAAGAGTTTAAGACTGCAAGCGATAATTTGCAAAATCTGTTAGGAAGTGCAAACATTAAGCCGAACCAAACGAACGAAAATGCTCTTGCTGAAAACAATACTCCGGGAATGCTGATAGAAAAGTGGGAGAAAACTAGGCCAATACCAGAGCCAGCTCCTGAGTGGCGTGACGTAGATAAAATTGGGTATTATATTCGAGTTTGGCTTCTTGGCCCTATCCTTGGGATGTTCAAGCTGAAAAATCCGTGGAAAGAAGAATACGATAAAGAGCTTGAAAAATACAGTGCTCAAAAACCAGAATATACTTCTGATAATGATGAGGAAAACGAGAATCTAAGGAAAATAGTCTTTGGAGAAGAATAAGGTGGTGAATAGATGCTAAGTAAAAAGACCACCGCTAAAGAAGTGGCAAACGATAAGGCAGAAAGAATCATGCTTGGTGTTGCTGTGTGGTGCTCTTTTTACAGAGCAAACCCACAGCGTTTCTGCAAAGACATATTAAATATAGAACTTAAAATGTTTCAACAAGTGCTGATTTATCTTATGGCGATAAGTCAGCACTTTGTATTTATAGCAGCTCGCGGTTTGGGAAAGACATTTTTGTGTGCTATTTTCTGCTGCTGGAAATGCTATCTATTCCCAGGAACAAAAATATGTATTACATCAAAAACAAGGGCGCAGGGATCTCTTGTGCTTGAAAAAATTCAAAAGGAGCTTATTCCAAACAGTGATTTGCTTCGGGCAGAGATAAAAGAAATAATCATAAACCAATCAAAGGCAGAAATCGTATTTCGTAATCATAGTTACATTGAAGTTGTAACTGCAAGTGATACGGCTCGTGGACATCGTGCGAACCTGCTAGTCTGCGATGAATTTAGAATGATTGATAAGAATACAATCGATCTGGTTTTGAAAAAGTTTCTGACATCTCCAAGACAGCCTGGATATATTAAGAAAAGTCAGTACAAACATTTAGCAGAACGAAATCAGGAAATGTATTTGAGTTCTGCGTGGATGAAATCTCATTGGAGTTGGGAGCTATGTAAGGATTATTTTGTTGGAATGCTGGATGTTTCAAAGAATTATGCTTGCGTGCGTTTCCCATATCAAATGAGTGTGAAAGAAGGCTTGCTTTTTAAGGAAGATATAGAAGATGAAATGGCAGAATCGTCATTTAGTGATATCAAATTCAAAATGGAAATGTGCGCTGAATGGATTGGTGTTACAGATGGCGGCTTATTTAATTTCGACGACATCAATAATGTTAGAAAAATTATTAAACCGTTCTACGCGCCCAATACATTACTGTCTGGCAAAGGACTTGA